AAAATGGTGCGGGACTTATCGATGATCCGCAGCGCACGCCCATCACGCCGTATGCGGCTGATGGGCTCAATAGACGAAGCAAGTCCCAGCAAAAGTGCATCGCGTTCTTTGCCCAGTGCCATCTCTTCGATCGCATTACGCATTGCGATTACTTGAGTAGCCATGTGCCGACTTATGCAACGCCCCGTTGCGATGCTCGACAGTCCTGGCAATGATACTGGCCGGGTTGGTTGCACGTGTTCGAGCTTTGAAGCCAACACACGAAATTTCTCGGCATCTATTTGGTGCCACGCCAGCTTTGTTCGCGCGACAAAAACAGAAAACGGATTGCACTCTATCCCTATCGCATTAACCGCTCTGTGCGCGAGCTGGGCCGACAACAGGCCGGTCCCGACGCCACAATAGGGATCGAGGAGGCGAATGGGAGAAGACGAGCTTACCTTGCCAAGAAATTGGCCGAGAAGTTTTGAAGAAAAGGCCTCTTTGTATTTGAACCACCTGTAGCACGGACGCTTGTCATTGCCTTCCGGTACGACAAGCGTGGCGAGCCCGATCCTAGCGGTGATGGGAAGATTTTCTTCCGCCTGAATGTATCGCCTTAGTTCCGGGAGTTTCTTTTTGGAAATCATTTGCGCTGCGGTTCCCGCCGCACTGATGCGTACCTCTTAATCCGGCCGATATCTCTATCAGTAAATACGCGCCAATTATTCCGGTCGCGAGAAACTTCAGGCACTTTGCCGGATAATAACCACCGCTTCAAAGTAATTCCCGACACGCCGACACACTCGGCTGCTTCAGTTAGGGTGTAAGTACGGGCTTTGACCATATCGATACGTATCAACCCGTATCATTAAAATGTCAAGAATCCTATGTTTAGGCTGGGTTAGGTTAATCGCATTCGCTACAAATCGCCCGCTCGTTTGCTGGTAAACCGTCTCTTCGGCCTAGGCGCGCCGCGTGGGCGCTCGAAGAGGCAAGCGTTCACTTTCTAAAAAGATGATTGGTGCCCGCTGCCGGACTTGAACCGGCACATCGCTTGCGCGACTACGGATTTTAAGACGGCTGGTAGTTCGCGGTTGTGCCGATGTATCAACGACTTAATGCAGGGTGCTGCCTGACACGGACCACATGGGCCACAAGCAGGCCACACCCAAGGCCACGCGCTCAGTTAACGCGCTGCCAGCCGAGCTTCTCGTAGCCTTCAGCGCACGTCTCGGCCGCATGCTGAGCGAACAGGTTGCCGCTGTCGGGCTGACACTGCGCGGTCGCTCCGGTCTTCGGGTCGTGCATGACCACCACGCTATTGCAGCCGGCAAGCGCGAGCAGCATCACGATAATGGCGACAGGCACGAGCAGCGGTGAGACCAACTGCGCGTCGAGCTTCTTCATCTTCGGTGACAGTTCCACTACGCACTCTCCTTGAGGTTGATGACGTTGGTGCCCGCTGCCGGACTTGAACCGGCACGGCCTTTTGAGCCTTGGGGTTTTAAGCCCCATGCGTCTACCGTTCCGCCAAGCGGGCTGGCCGGGTTGAGAACTGCCACAGCAGCGTCGAGATTGGAAGGGGCAAGATGAGCGTAGCGCATCGTAGTGACGATGCTCTTGTGTCCCATCCACTCCTTCACCACGAGGATCGGGATGCCACGCTGCACGAGGCGTGACGCGCAGGTATGGCGCAGCATGTGGATGACCCATTCGCGATCCTGCAGCAGCTTCAAGTGCGAGCGTACGCGGTCCCAGGCGCGGTCTGCGGTCCAGTAGTCGAACGGGAACAGTAGCGGCAGGTTGCGGCGTCGATGGACAATCTCTTTGCATCGCTCAGTGAGCGGGATCGTGCGCGCCTCGTCGTTCTTCGTCTTCCAGAACGACACATGCGTGGCCGTGCAGTCCTTCGCGGGGTTGACGCGCAGCGCCTCGCTGATGCGACAGCCAGTGTCGATAAGGAACACCCACAGGTCAGCCTGATCGGTGTAGCCGAAGTGGCGCGTTGCGGTCAGCAGTGTGTTTTCTTCCTCGCCTACGAGGTAACGGATGCGCCCCTTGTATTCCTTGCGCCGTTCTAGATCGAGCGCCTTAGTACGCCAGCCGCGCTTGATAGCGAGCTTCACTGCGAGTGACAGCGCGGAGATTTTGCGGTTGATCGTGGCGTCAGAGTTACCGGCGTCCTCGAACGCCTTCATCATCGTGTCCACGTCTTCGTCGGTGATTGCGTCCACACTGGTGTGCTGGCCTAGGACTTCCATGACCGCGAGGGCGTTTAGCCATCGGGACTTCTCTGCCTTCGTGCCCTTCCAGCGTCGTGTCTGCACGATGTCAAACGCGTCCTTAAGCGTCTTACCGCTGCCGGCCTTGCCGATGCTCTTAATGTCGTCGAGGTCTACCGGCTTGCCTGCGTCAAGGCAGTCGACTATCTCTTGCTCCCACCGCTTACCTTGTTCCTCGGTGGGAGCCGCGATGCGGAAACGTTGTGTGCCTCGCTTGACATAGACTTGCCAAGCGGGACCGCGTTGGGTGACGCTCAATGCGTTGCTCCTATCAGGAAAAGAGGCTGCGCCCTTTCGGCGTCAGTTCGATCACGTTCGAGCGCCGACTGTCCCGATTGGTGCGGCGCAGTAGGTGAAGGGGCGGCTTCTCCCGCTTCGCTTCGTGAAGCCCCTCGCTTCCTAGATAGTCGAGGGCAGCACCTACTGTCTGCTTGGGCACTCCAGTCAACTCAACGATACGGCTCTGCGTCAGTGCAGGGTCTTCATCGCCTTCGTGCGCTTGCACGCATGCCAGAACTTTAAGCTCTGCTAGCGACAGGTCAGGTAGTGCGTGAGTGGTGATGCGGAGAATTAACTCTCCTGGGCCAACTGGCCTCCTAGCTGGTGACATGCTTCTTCTCGCTCCTGATCATGTGGTGTTGGCGGGTCGAGCGCCAACAGCAGGGACCATCTCCAAAGTTGCAGGGAAAACAAACGACCGCCGTTCATATCATCCATTCGCATGGACAGTCCAGTCCCGTGTAGTCTGGACCACACTACGCACTGCCCGAAACGCCCTCGACAACAAATAACCATTGGTATCCCCCGACCTTCAAGTTTGGGTAGAACAAATATAGAACAACCGCTTTCTGCGGTCAAGCCAGACGCTTTCTGCGTGCGTCTACGCTTGATCTAAGGGGCTTGCTGAATTGTGCAGAGATTGTGTTGTAGACGAAGGCGCCTTCCCGTTGTCAGGGAATTGCCTTCACCGTGAAGCGATCTTGCTAGCTTGTGTAAGCAGTTTTTCGACCAGATGAACAAGTGCCTCATCTGGACGGATGATCATCACGCGCCGGTCTTTCGGATCGCGCTCCGTGTGAAGCTTGCCGTCGAGTTCCATCTTGTGGATGGTACGCAGTGCCGTAGCTTCGCTGGTCATCCACGCGACTTCGGCGATAAGCTTCTTAGCCGTCACCTTCTTATCGAGCGCGCAGTCGTGGATGAGCCGCAGCGCGATCCAGTTCTCTGCAGGCTCGATGTTAAGCCTGCGACGATAGTGGTTATAGTTGAGCATCACGCGCAGCGTAAGCCACGCGCGTCGTTTCAACGGTGCCATGTGCTTCTCCTGCGGGTGATTTACTCCTGGTTATCGCTGAGCCACTCCCAGGCTCCGCGCGGTGTCCTGTCGTACACCTTCTTAGACCGCACAACGCGGTGCTGGTGTTCCGGCAGGGCGAGCGCACGGGCCGATTGAGAGCGCGCTAGAGGATCGAAGCGGGACAGGCCGCGCTTCGCTTTACGATTGATCAGCTTTGCCATTGCGGTACTCCAATAGGTTTCGCTGCGCCGCCTTTAGATCAGCGGTCAGGCGCAGCCACGCGTAGCAGCCTTCACGACAACACGCGCGCATGGCGCGGAAGTATCGACAAATAAGAAGGTGATGACCGACGACGGATTTAGGCATGTAGTCGTCGCCGGTTAGCGCGCGGGCGAATAGACTGTTGCTCATCACTCCATATCCTCATAGTCGACAACGGCGAGGATGCGCGAGTGATCGAGCAGTATCTTGTCGAGCGCCTCACGCTCCACCTTGATGAACTTCGTTCCCCTTCGCGTGGTATCGAGCGCCTCGCGAAGGCTGCGGTATTGTGCGCGAGTAGCGAGTAGCTTGACCTTCATATTCCCAACCCTTTCACAGTGTCAGCATCGTGGTACGCATCGGCACGCTGTTGTGCCGCCGCTTGCTTCTCTGCCGCGTTCTTCTCGAGCGCGATCTTCATAAGCTTGCGGGCGAACTTGTTGCCGTCCGTCTCGTACACGGACGCGCTGACGCAGTCGTAGTCCTCAAAGCGCCACTCGCTGTGCGGCCGGTGCAGCGCATGATGCCGTGCAATGCTCACCGCTTCGCATATCGCCTTAACGGTCGCGTGTTCCGTGATGAACGTGACATAGAAGCCGTGATCGCTGTCCTGGCACGTTGACACGCGCACGTAGCCAAGGCGGTACGCATCGCCGTAGCTGCCAATATCACGCTGGCTATTGATCGTGCGCTCGTGATCGCACTTGCCCCAAACCGGGATCAGGCCGCCTTTAGGATCAACCCAAAAGCCGCCTTCCGGCTTCGCAAGGTCAATCGGCTGCACAACGGACATTCCGTCAGGCATGGTAGTAGCTCCTATGTGTGGATGATGGGTCGACTACTGCGCCCCTCGAAAGAGGCGCAGGGATCGAGCTATCAGTCGTTGCGGTAGGTGTTAGGCGGACACGGACATTCGACACCGTTGACGGTGTGCCATTCACCACCCTCGTCGCCTTCGTGGATCGCGTCAGGACACTTCTGGCCTTTACGTTTCGCATAGAAGTTGCAGCACAGCCCGCCGAAGTGTTGCTCGTAACCGCCGGGCTGAGTGATGACGCCTAGATGCGATGCAAGAGCTTCGGCCAATAGCGCCGCTGCGGCCTCTAGTGCTTTCCGGTGAAGCTCGAATGACGGCAAGGCGCTGTCCTGCGCCGCGCCAAGCATGTCATTGATGTTGAGAATTTTTGCCATGTCAGGCTTCCTCTAGTTGTGTGATCGTGACTTGTTGCGGCTTGTTCGGACCTAGCCGCTTGTCCCATTGCACCATCGCAACGGCATCAACGGCACTGACCACAACGCCGCGCGCTGTAGCCATTGGCGTTTCGAGTAAGCCCTTGATAGCGAGATAACTGCGCTGATACGCAACGCGCGTTCCTACGTGGATCATGCCGGAAACCCCTCGCCCCATCGCGATTTGATGTAGCTACGCTTGCCGACATGCACGCGCGGGAACTCCGCCCCATCGCGGAATATCTTGATCGCCCAATACTCTGCCGAATGACCGGCTAGGTGCTGGTGCAGTTCAGAGCGTACGGCTTTATCCGTGTCGCCAATGAACCGCGTCTTGACCATGCGCAGGGTCATGCTGCGACCCTCCCCGTCGACTTAGCGACAAGCTCAGGTAGCCATTGCTCGTCAACGATCCGCCACGCGAGCGCGATACGGTCGTCTTTACTCAACGCTGAGTGACCTAACGCGCTCTCAGCGATGAACTCGGGGTCGCTCGCGATCATCGCCGCAGCTTGGTGGCGCGTGATCATGCCATCCATGAAACGGTGACGGGCGACGATGTAAGGGTGACGCTCTGAGAGCGCGTTAAAGCCGCTGCGATAGGTCATGTTCAGATTTCCTCAATCTCGAACCGCACCGCGACACCGCCCAGCATCAACCGGGCAGCGCGATACGCTTGGCCGCGTGTCGTCACTTGTGCCGGGAGACTGTTGAGGTACTTCCCAAAGCGGTCGAATAGACGGATTTCAAAACAACGCATGACTAAGCTCCTATGGTGTTGTGATGGCGCATGCTGCACCGTGATCACCACACGCAATGGCGTGGTGATACCGCTGCATCACTGAGCGTTACCTGGACTATCCTGTTGACTGGACTACGCAGACGCGACAAGGGCCTTGCATCCGCTTACCGGCCCCTCATAGAGCAACCGGCTTTCACCGTGACCTTGCCACGGCTTAAGCGACACAATCACGTAGTCCATGCCGTCACGTTCATATAGCTGAACGTCCACCGCGCCTTGCCACGAAGCGGCGACAACGTGGAGACCGCTAGACTTCGTACCGAGCCGTGAAGCCTCGCCGCGTGCGCCTTGGATCGTACCGTAGAAGTGTGCCATTGACCTTACTCCCGTGTGCCTATGTCCAGTGTGCTGGACTGTTAGAACAAAAAAATAGCTGCTACAGCGCAGCGTGGAACGGCTTGCGCGTCCTGCAGAATGTGAACTGGAACACGCCGATGCGCAGAAAGCGTATCCCGCCGACCTTACTTGAGCGGATGTTGAACACACTCACGGCGTCACCGTGAGGACAGAGTGCGAGAAGGAACAACGGAACACAGTACGCTCAGCCTTGTCCCATGCGCTCGCTAAGGCGTTGTCACTGTAGCTGGCGCGTATATGTCCAGCCTTGTCGCCACACAACACCGCTATGGTCTCAAGCACAGAGCCTAAGCCGTGTTTGTCAATCAGATGTTCGATAGCGAGTTGTTCTTCCTGACTACACACTGACATGATCTAACCTCGTTTCGCGCTTGCTGGCGCATCCTCAGTCCGCGAGCATCACGCGGAGACGAGAACGCTGGAAACCAGTCTGACCGTTCCTATTCCCTTAGGGCTTTAGTTCCGACTAGGGCGCGCGGTCTCAACTACCAGACGTGTCAGCGGACTTGATCGCCGTTGACAAGCTCTAAGAACCACAAAAGGCACAGTCCAGTCAACTAGACAATCACGCTAGATGCACACAAAGTTGTGGATAAGTCCACTCACCTAGACAGTCCAGTGACTTAGACTGCCACCGATGTGGCCCATGATGTGGCCTAACGTGGTGCCTTAGGTGGTGTTGAGGTGGCGTGGATGGCTGATAGACAAAAAAAATAGCGATACGTCCCAACAAGAACGAACGCATCTGATTAACACTCAACGCCACTAGCGCACCACCTAAGCACCACGTTGCACGCCACTAGACCACGCCAATGCGATCTTTAATCCGTTGCTAGTGGCAGGAAGGCTGGCGATTGTGGATCATGTGTGGTCTTGGGCGTGGCCCATGACGCGATTGAGGGCCGAGCGGTCACCTATAAGGCGGCGATGAGGGCCACGGGGGTAACCACCCCAGCCGGCGTGCGCTCTGACACCTCAGATTTTTGTGGTGAATATTCCAGCTATGGACTTCCCCGATGGAGCCTGCGCCAGCAGGCGACTGAGGGGAAGGGTCGGCGGGCGTCGGGAGGAAGACCCTGGACACCCTCGCCCCTTCAATACCACTTCAGGTCCACATCAGGACCACTAGCTCTCCTACATGCGTAGCAATAGCTATACACATAAGGGGAATAGCACAGGGCATAGGTACTAGGGTACGGGGTAATCTCTGGTTGCCACATACTGGACTGTCCTCTATTCTGGATAGTCCACTCCACCAGACGCACAGAGAAGGCCAGGGAGAGCAATGTGCCCTCCCCGGCTATACCCCTAGCCGGCCACCTAGAGTTTGAGCCAGCCGGTAGGTTTTCTGGGGGTCTCCTGCCCTGTCTGAGCCCGACTTATGGTGCCGTTCTGCGAAACCTGTCCGAAGACTGTTCCGATGAAGTCTTCCATGTAGTCCATCAACCTTTCAGATTCTTCATCTTTGACCGCTTGGTCGATGTCGCGGCGCATGCTGTCGACCCAGAACTGGACCGCGAGAGCAAGCGCCTCGATCCTATCGTCGTGCGCGAGTGCGCCCCGATCCTTGGTCAGCCGGCTCATCTGGTAGAACAGCGTCTTCCGGGGATCGCCGTCCTGGTAGTCGTTGCGAACGACCGCCTCGTCGACCACCAGACGATGCTGGTTCATGACGGGCTCTAGAGTGTCGATGATCCGCCGCTCCTTCTGGCCGGTGGAGTGTACCTCCTCGACGAAGCAAGGATGCACCTTCGAGACCACTGGCTGCAGCAAAGCGGTGAACATACCGTCACCGAAGTTGTCCTCGCAGACGATCTGATTGACCTCGAAGCGTTTCGCTAGGACAGCGAGGGCCTGCAACGTGGCAGGCTCGTAGCCGCCCTGGAAGCCACCAGCAGCGAGCAGGTAGAGGATACCGTTCTTCACCTTCACGATGGCGTAGCCGGTCTCGTCCTTGCCTCGGCCGCTTGGGTCGATGGACATGATCGTGCCGGTGTATGGGGAGAACGGACCAACCACTTCCATAGGACGGTAGAAGTTGTCGCCAGCCAGCCCGACCATCTGAACGTCGCTGATGATGGACTTAGGTGTCGGAGCCCAGACGACCTTAGCGGGAGCTTCAGTCGGGTTGAGGGCCATCACGATCAGGTCCATGAGCTTCAGCGGGTAACGCTCAGCGTCGGACAAGGTCGTGTCGAGCATGAACTGCATGGCGAAGCCAGAGCGCCCGTAGGACGCCTCACGCTCGTTCAGGTCCAGTTCGTTGAACCGTCTAGGGTCGGTAGGCGAGCCTGTAGCTGCGCCATCGTCGATCAGCTTAGCGATGATCGGTGCGAGGTTCAGCCCGTAGTTCTTCAACTTGTCGGCTGCAGGGATACGCGCCGGCCACACGCGAAGCTCGTACCCGCGTGCTGTCAGTTGTGTGTAGAGGGAGAACTCGTTCTGCGGCGTGCCGAGGTACGTGATCGTTCCACCGGGCTTCAGGACGGCGTCGAACTCTTTGACTTGCTCGGAGAGCTTGAGACGCTGTCCGACCGTGGCTGAGTTGTTGAGCGACTCAACGTCGTCCGCGATGATCTCGTCCGCACGCGAGCCGGTGATCTGGCCGGTGATGCCGACGCTCTTGACGCTAGGCGACTGATCAATCGTAGCTGGTCCCACATCGAAGGCGATGTTGGAGTCACGTTGATCTTCGCGAGGCGTAAGATGCTGGAGTATTGGCATCTCGGCGATGATGCGTTTGACGAAAATGGAGAACGCATCGGCGCGGTCCTTCGATGCGGAGATGACTAGGAACTTGAGTTGCGGGTTCAGTAGCAGCCGCCAGCACACATAAGCACCAGTGATGAAGCTCTTACCGACGCCTCGGAAGGCTTCAATGATGCGACGGCGTGGGCCCTTCTGCAGATACGACGCAATGTCGTACTGAAGCGTTGTCGGAGCGGGGAGACCAAGATGCTCCCACACAAGGTAGAGGAAGTTGCGGAAATCAAGGAGCGCAGGATCAATACCGAGCGCGATTGCTTCCGACGCTGTTAGCTCGCGGCGCTTACCAGCGAGCAGCACGCTGTCGTCTGTCACGCTGCTGCCTTGAGCGCCTGCTGCACGTTCGCCATCTCATGGCACGCGATGGGAGACCAGTTGCCCAGGTTAGGCAGCGCATCGACCGCGTACGGGTGATCCTTCCATGATGGCACTGCCGGCACTGGATCGGTCCCGCAGTGGGTGATCAGAACGTCTTCGTTGGTTAGGAGACCACCGAGCTTGCCAACCCGAGGCGGCTCGAAGGCCGTTACGCGGGACAGTAAGAGCCCCGCACGAACCCACAGAGCGGCAGCAAGCAGGGCCTCTGCAGCGCCCATTGAGTGTCCGTTGAAGCCAACCGGAGTGCCGTGGAAGTCGTGCATGATCTGGAAGATCACGGACAGCACGGCGGCAGTGAAGCCGGCTGGCAGCGAGTTCAGGACGGTGTCGATGGTGAAAGGGAGTTGATCGAGGTCCACCATCCAGTCGGATAGCAGCGTCGGGCGTGTGCCCTCGAAGGTGATGATCGGATGCGTCTCACCTTTGTCGAGGAAGACGCGCGTGTTCTTGCACGTTACCCAGGTGGGCTCGCGCGAAGCGTCGTAGGCCGCAGCAGCTAACGCCGCGCGGGCCGTATCGGTCGGGAGGATCAAACGAGGTCTGTCTCTTTCGCACGCGCTTCCCAACCGCGAAGGAACTTCACGAGGTCAGGATGAGAGTCGGCGATGTGCCGGTAGTGCGCGTCGAGCATGTTGCAGTAGAGGGAAAGGAGCGCGCCTGGATCGACAGCCTGACACGCAGCGGCGGTCATTACGCCGAGCTTGCAGTCGATGGTTAGACGCTGGCCGAGGCCGACAAGAGCAAGCTGGAGGAGACGAGCGCCCCACTCAGGACCGGCGAGGACGACCGTATCGAGAACCTTCGGCGCGATGGTGACGGGCAGAAGATTGATGTTGTTCTTGATCCAGAAGTCGCGGAAGTAAATCTCTTTGGCCTGATCGGCCGTTAGATTCTTGATGTCGAGGGAGGGGTATGAACGCTTGCTGATGCCGAAGTTCGTCTCGCCACCAGGGTCTTTAGGATCGTTCACATAGCCTCCCTCGTGCCGCAGCACGATGGCTACGGCAGCGAGGAAGGTAGGTGTCATCTGTTAGCGGTTGTCGTGTGGGACGACCCACAGACTCAACGTCGCCGCAGTCGCGCCAGCGAGGACAGCGCGCACGGCAGTGGCCGCAGTGCTGAACTCAGTGACGCCATCGGCGGTGATCGTGGTGCCGTCGTTGACCCAGGTCGTGCCGCCATCGGGCGACACTTGCATCTGGACGTTACCGCCGCCGAAGCCGCCCGATGCGTACACGGTGAAGCCTGACGGGATCGCCGCGATGACGGACGCGCTGGTGGCGTTCGCCGTCTGAGCGTTGAACAGCTTGTAGGTATCAATGCGCGGAAGCGCCATTGGACATTACTCGTTTGAAGATGGTTATGGACATTCCACGTCGCACAGAGCGCGAGCCATGATCAGAACGTCTTGGTGAGACGCGCTGTTCTTAGCGGCGTTGTATATCCAGCAGACAAGCTGCGTGTTGTGCTTCGTGTACCCCTTGCCTGGGGCTTTTTGGTCGAGAGACGGAGAGAACGGGTTCATCCCGCCGGTTGCTAGAAGCGTAAACGGCAGTCGAGTAACTTCGCACCTGCCGGTACGAAGTCTATCAATGATCCAGTCTCTATCGAGGTCGAACGGAAGGTTAGCTGCTCTTGCACGGCTTCGTGCGTTAGAGAACAACACCTGTGCCCGACCTTCGATAGTCACGTACCGTCTCCGAAAACGGATCGGAGCGGGAGTTCCCAAGGCTACTCTGGTTGGAACGGGAGCTTGCTGGCGAGACTCTGCACGCCTTTGTGCTTCGTGCCGTCAGCGTCGATGCCTTGGCTCTTTAAAAATTCTCTGATCTCTTTGAGCGTGGCTGCAGTGCAAGTCGTCTTCAGGATGGAGCCGTCCTTGAGAACGGCGTCCTCTCCATGATCAAGCCGGTCGGTGTAAGCCTCGACCAGCTTGTCATAGAGTTGTCGGAGAAGATCGTCTTGCGGTGCAGCCTTAGGGGCTGCGTTCATTTGTTCTTGATGATCCAGCGCACGATGGTCGCAACGCCGATGACTGCGCCGGCCGTTACCGAAATCGTGGACATGATGTGGGAGTACACGTCCAGCATCGAGGCCCAGAAGGGCGTCGACACTAGGCCTGCACTAAGCGTGAGATGGGCCTGCATGGGGTCCAGTGTTAGGCGTGAAAGGGTCATACGAGTCTGACCGCTGATAGGATGGTGTTCTGATCACCGCCCTCGTTGTCCCAGATCACCTTGCTAGTGGCGTCAGGAGCGGAGACGATGAGCTGGAAGTCGCCGATGCCGGCGCTGACATGCACAATCGCATGCAGGGATACTGTCACGAGGTTGTTCGCGACGGACGGGCAGTTCGCGTAGCCGATGGCGTAGTTGAAGCCGCTTGCATCCGCGAGGAACACTTCGTACTGACCAGCAGTGACGGCAGAGTCCTTTAGGGTCACGAAGCCTTCGACCAGATAGATGCCAGGAGCCGGCGCGGGGATATGCGCAACAAGCGTCTGGAAGCTTACCGCTAAGCCGCCTGCAGTGAAGTCGACCGACCGCGTGATGCCGTTGAAGGCCACGATAGTCCAGTCGGTGTGCGTGCCGCTGCCACCAAACTGCTCAACCCAAACGCTGAGCGTGGTGCCGCTGTACGCCGAGACGTATCCGGCGAACCAGTTCGCGCTGTTGCTAGTTTCAGTGACCGTCACCTGTGCGCCTACGGTGTAACCCATAGATGCAGACACGGTCATGTTGGTGTTGGCTGCGGAGTTGATGGAGCCGAGGTTGACCGACGTTGCGGACGTGTCGGTTACAGACGTGCCGGCTAGTCCGCCGTTAGCACCAGTCGCGCCGGTTGCGCCGGTAGGACCAGCAGGACCAGTTGCGCCGGTTGCGCCAGTCGCGCCGGTTGCACCAGCAGGACCAGTCGCTCCCGTATCGCCTTTCGGACCTTGAGCGCCGGTTGCGCCAGTAGCACCAGTCGGACCAGTTGCGCCGGTCGGGCCAGTTGCACCAGCGGGGCCTTGCGTGCCGCCGACTGAGATGTTCCAATCGGTGTGCGCGCCAGTGCCTACAGCAAGATCAATGCTGACGGTGAGCAGCGAGCCGCTGTACGACGTGACGGTTGCCGCCATGTAGTTCGCAGCGGGCGCAGCTTGTGAAGCAATCGTCAGCTTCGAGCCGACCGTGATCCCCATGCCCGTAGGCACGGTGAAGGTCTTAGCCGTGGTATCGATGCTGTAGCTGTTGCTCGCGGTGCAGGTGACAGTCGGTGCAGGACCGATAGGACCAGTAGCGCCAGTCGGACCAGTTGCACCAGTCGGACCAGTTGCACCAGTCGAACCTTGCGGGCCGGTTGCACCAGCAGGACCAGTTGCGCCGGTCGGGCCAGTTGCACCAGTCGGACCTGGAACACCTTGTGCGCCCGACATGGTGACGTTCCAATCGGAACGCGTGCCGGTGTCTGCGCCTGCGACGGTTACGTTCACAACAAGCGATGTGCCGCTGTAGGACGTTACCTGACCCCACATCCACGCCGTGGCCGTGCCGGCCGAGGCGATCTGGATGAACTGGTTCACGGCGAACTGCTTGCCGGCCTGGATCGCTAAGGTCTTCGAGCCGGTGCCGTTGGCTACTGGCGAGGTCGACGTTGCGACTACGGTAGCTGCAGCAGAGGCCGCAGCCGTCGCGCTGTTGGCCGCGTTGGTGGCTGAAGTGGATGCAGCGGTTGCTTCGGTGGACGCCGTAGCTGCACTACCGGCCGCTGCAGTGGCGCTAGCCGCCGCATTGGTTGCGCTAGTGGACGCGTTCGTTGCGCTATTGGCCGCTCCGCTCGCGCTGATGGCCGCGTTGGTGGCCTGGGCGGTTGCTAGTGCGACCTGAGATGTCGCGCCGTTGTCCACGTAATGCTTCGTGGCCGCGTCCTGCGCGTTGGTAGGATCGGCGACGTTGATGATCTTGTGGGTGAGAGCGTCGTACTGGTTAGACGCGTTCAGGATCGGCGCGCTGGACGACGCGTCGAACGCCTCTTGCGCGATGTAGAGAAGCTGCGTGTCAGACAGGTTCAGCGCGTCCTGCCCGAGGGTAGAGCCGTTCTGATAGTTGACGAGGAGCGACTTCGACGTGTTGCGCTTGATCTGGACGACAGCAGCGTTCGCCGGTGCAACGGCGGCGGTGATAGTCGTGGTGTTTAGCCACGAGTAAGACACCGTCGCGCCGTTGACCAGGAACGACACATCGCTCTCAGAGATGTAGGGGAACGTGACGGCGAAGTTAGTCGTCGTCCCGTCACCCACGTATTGGAGGATGGAGAAGAAAGCCACAGATGCTTTTCAGTTGGAGGTTAAGGGCGTTCGAGGGCCGAGAGCGGAGTGTTCCCCGCAACGCCCTGGTTGATCTGCGCAGCGTGCGCGTCGGCGGCTGATTTGTACGCCGCAGCTTTCACTGCGGAGTTCTCTTTGATCAGGTTATCTTCCGCAGCCATGCGGTACGCGCCGATCTTCTCGTCGATGGCCTGCTTTCGCGAGCCATTGTACTGAGCGGTGCTGTCCGTTAGCTGGTTCTTGTACTGATCCGAGTTGAACAGATCACCAAGAGCCTGCCGCATCGTCTTGCCTTGAATCTGCGACGTGCCAGCAAGCTCTTGCAGCCGGTCGTATGCCGAGTAGCCGTTCGCGCCTCGGAACTGAGTGAGGTCCACGGTGCCGCCTTGCGGAGCGCCGGGGAGCTTCAACATCTTCGTCGGAGGAGCGAAGGCACCTTTCGACAGTGCCGCCTGCCGCGCGAGTTCATCTTGCACGGGGTCGTGGTGATCTTCCGATACCGCGACGGGAGAGAGGAAACGAGGACCGAGCGTCTGATCCACCTTAACGCGCTCACCGAGCGTGTTGCGGACAGGATCGACGTTCTCAGATAGGCCAGGGATGCGCTTCATAAACTGGTCGATCACGCCACGAGCTTCCCGCATGTACGGGTCGTTGTTGGCGTTAGCCAAGTTGCCAGGAGCGAACCCACTGAGGTACGAGCCGAAGAACTTCTCAGCCTTGTTCTCTTGTGCATCTGTAGTCCGCGCGTCTGAAGGAGACATCGCATCGAACAGGTTGTTTAGACCGCTGAAGTAGTTCTTGGCGTTGAAGTTGTGCATCACTGCCATCCCCAACCCCGACGCAAGCGTGCCGTAGTCTTCGTCACTGATGTGCTTGCCGACGCTGTACGTGTCAGCAGCCATACCGAGGAACGACGCGAGAGGATCGAGTCGGTGGAAGTCGTAGTACGTGTCTCCTACCTTGTACGAGTACGGACGCCAGCCGGTGTCCATAAGCTCGCTACGAGCCATCGGATCGGTCGGGCCTTGGCCGGTGATGTGCCCGCTGGCTGCGAGCGACAACGCGCCGGCCCACGCAAGGCCACCAGTGGTCGCCTTCGAGAACGCTTCCGCGCTCTTAGGACCGCCCGATAGGAGGTCTTGACGGAACTCCTTCTGCAGAAGGTTGAGGCCGGGAGTGTGCGTCCAGGCGAACCGCTGCAGGTTCGACACCACCTTCACGAACGGGATAATCAGGCGTGCGCCAGGGTAACGCGTGAGGCCGTTCTGCACGTTCGAGGACAGCGTGTGTCCGTTCTGCAGGAAGTCAGACGCAGGGATCGTATTCGGATCAGTCGTGTACGTTCCAGCACGCGCGTAGTTGAGCGCGTTACTATTGGTGGCTGCTCCGGTGCGAGCGTCGAAGGCGCTGTTGACATAAGCTTGGATCGCGTCGGCCTTGTCCTGGCCTTGAAGGCCTTTCTCAGTGGCCGCGCGCCAACCTTCGCCGTACACCTTGCCGCGATACGAAATCTGCTTCGACAACTCGTCGATGCCAGTTATCAGACGCCCAGGCAGCGAGATGCTGTGCGCGAGGGAGTTGACCACAGCGGCAGCAGGATCGCCGTTGGCGAGAGCGGAGAGGACGCCGCCATCACCCATCTCGAACGGGAGAGTGTGGAAGTGCGAGGACGTATCGAGAATCTGCTGACCAGACATGAACGACTTAGCAGCGAGCCGGATCGAGTCCGTCACGCCCTTCACCATACCGACGTACTGCTGACCTGCCTGGAGGGCCTGCGCAGGGTCGCGCATGTAGACGCCCTTGAGGAACTGCTCAGCCGGCTGGAACATGCCTACGTTCAGGAAGTCACCTGCCGTCTTCACAAACGCTGTCTTAGTCGACAGCAGAGAGTTGATGAACGTGCCGGTGACTGCGTTCGTCGCCTTCTGAGCGAACGACACAGTTGTGTTCTTCATGACGGCGTTAAGGAAGCCCATCGGGTTCTGAACCGGGTCGATGGTGCCGGCCGCTAGGTTGACGCGCTTAGCGAACGCGCCTATCGCAGTTGGATTGCTAAGATCAATCGCGGCGCTGCCACCCGACTCTACCGTGCTGCCGGACGCTTCCGCGCCGTAGCCCATCTTCATCGAGTTCAACGCGCGAGCGATGTTCGTACGCGTGCCGGTGAGCATGCGATACATCTGATCGAGCAGCGCGCCGTGCTGAGCAAGCGACTGGTGTGCTTCGTCGACAGAGTTATAGACGACGCCTGCGCGGCCTTCGTCGATAACCTTGCTGATCGTAGCCACGCGCTGCGCGAGGTTCACGACGAAATCGCCGGAAGCCTTCTGCAGAGCCGCGAGGTTCTGGATCGTGGGGAACGCGTTCTGCATCGAGGTCATAAGCTTGACCGGATCGGTGCCGAGGCCACTAGCGAGGAGCTTAGTGTCTTCCCACGACTGCACGCCGCCTTTGGCCTGATTGACCGCGTCAGACGCAACCGCAGCCATTGAGTTGATCGCGATCTTCGCGTCGTCGTCGCTGTGAATGTTCTCGAACGGAAGGTCGATGCCCTTAGCCGCTAGCGTTGCGCCAGGAGCTTCCTCCATGCTGCGCTCAGACAGGCTGTCGTTGACGAGCTTGCTGTAGTCGCTGATCGTCTTCGAGTCGAAGCCTTTCAGCTCCGGCACGCCGGGTTGCGGCTTGAAGTCTGCTGGAGTTGCAGCAGGCGGCGGCATGAATGGCTTCTGCGGCTGCGCGGCTTGTTCAGTCGCATCGCTCGCACCGGGCATGCCGGTAGGCTCTGCTGCAGGCACGGGCTTCGACTGATCGACAACGGCCTTAGCCGCGTCAGCAATCGCCTGCTCGTGATCACCAGACATGAAGCCCTTGAGGGCCTTCACACCACTGAAGATGCCTTCCATCGTCGCGCCTAGGCCGAGGCCTTCGAGCGAGTTCTTGAAGCGGCCTTCGGCGTCACCGTCATTCGGGTCGCTCTGCAGAAACCGCGTTACCGGGTTCGATAGCGACGGATACTGCTCGATGAGGTTCGAGAGCCGCGTTGACTGCGGATCGAACGAGATGCCCATCGCGGCAGCGCCCTTGATCGCAGCTTCAATAGCGGCGGGAGCCTTGCCAGCGAGACTGAGGCCCTTGGCGATCTTGCCGATGCCAGCTACGGACGTGACGAACTGCGCCGTGCTGTCGATGAACTTGCCGGTGGTCGTGGAGTCGTCAGGCTCGCCGGGATCGAGATGGCCGAGAAGCTTGCTACGGTCGAAGATGGCCGTGGGCGGCGTGCCGAGGGTCTTATCGAGCATCCCTGCAACGTCGCCGGCCGTCTTGAGCGTCTGGAATCCTGCACGGTACGCGCCCTTGGCGATTGATACGGGCGACTCAGCTACGCCTACAGCGAGGTCTGCTGCCGCGCTTGCGATCTTCGCACCGAGCCCCGGCTTCTCGACCGGAGTAGTCGGCGCAGGACCGAGCGGTTGATCCTGCGTCTGTGTGACGGGACCGAGCGGCGCGTCTTGCGGCGCACTTACTGGACCGAGAGGAACGTCAGGTTGCCCGGTGGCTTCATCAGCCATGTTATTCCTTTATTGATTCTGAGTTGGATTTGGGTTCGACAACTGTTCGTACGCGCCTTTACCCCAGGCTGCGTCGAAGTCTTGCGGTGTATGACGGCCTGATTTGGTAGCTGCCAAGTCCGTCTGCACCTTCGCGCTGTTCTTCGGATCGAGGAACGGAGGGAGGTTAGGGTTCTCGTTCGTGGCAGCAGGAGCCGGCGTTGCGGGAGCGCTGGCGGCGTCTGAAGGCTTCGTGATCGTGAAGCCGTCGTCCATCGTCTGTGATGCGCCGTCACCCTTGTTGTAGACCGACACGAGGGTATCGGAGACTTCTTGGGCGTGCTTTATCTGCTCAACCGGCGATGCGCTGGGGTTGTTATCGTCCCATTGCATCATGTCCTGGTAGAACGCGGATGAGGCGTCGGCCGAGTGTGTGCCGAATAGTTTCGTCATCGGCGCGTTCAAGTCGGAGAACGTCTTGGTGTAGATGCCCTGAACGCCAGGGTTCGCGAACGCGCCCTTGTTGGCCCGGCCAGTGATGGTGTAGTTCATCAACATGGTCGCCTGTTCAGTAGACAACGTGTGGTCCTGCGTGATGCGCGCAGTAAGCTGCATCGGCGTGACGTGCCCTGAGAACACGTCGCCCCACTTCTGGAAGAAGTTAGAGCCGTCATGCTGCACCTGTTCCTTGAGGAACTGCTGGTACTGCTGCACCTGCAGCGTGGCTCCAGGCTTGAAGCCTTCGATGCTTGCGAGCGCATGCCAGTCTGGGGCTTGCCCATTGTGCAGGGCGTTGATCGCGTCACCTAGGACGTGGTTCGACGCTTGGTTCTGCTCGAACAACTGCTGCGTTCGCATGTGATCGTCCAACGCCATCTTCTTTTGGAAGACGAAGTTGTTCGCGTCGTCGATGGACTTGCGGAACTGCGGGATAAGGCCGAAGCCTGGAGAACCGTCCGCGTTGGGGCGTGCGGTGACGTTACCGAGTTTCATATCGCCGGTCTCATGGATGGCGTTAGAGAACGCGTCAGCCACGGCCGCGTTTACCTTAGCGCCAGGGATACCGACATAGAGTGGGTTCTCTTTGACGCGCTGCAGTGCGGCCCAGATGTTATCGTAGTCCACCGCCTGCCCCGTCATGTGTGCCTTCTGGTACTCGGTGTTGATCATGCTGGTCAGTTCGGTGCCCATACCAGTGAGCATCGTGTTCTGCTGGCGCTCTGCTGTGTACGCGACGTGGTGATCGGTAAGCTGACCAGTGACCTGTTCGAGCTTCGGCGCGAGACCTTCCATAACGTACGGGTCGTTAACTCCCTGCGTAGCTTGCTGCCGGAAGTTGTTCATGAAGCTCTGGAAGTCGTTCGGGTTATCGCTATCGCGACCGGACCAGTTCGCGTACTGCGACATGCCCTTCGCGTAAAGCTGATCGCCCATGATGCGGCCCGACTGCTCTTTGTATGCAGCCTGGAACCACGGCGATGCGTTGGCCGGAACGAGCCCTCGCTTGACACCTTCTTGCCACGCGAGACCGCTCTTGATGGCAGCATCACGGCCGGCCATCTTATCGGCCTGCGACTCGCGCTTCGCAGTTACGTCTGTAAGCTGCCCGAGGACCGGGTTGACGGTCTTGAGCGCGTCCGCAAGCTGCAGCATCGGGTTAGGATACTTCGACAGGTCAGGCGGACGGACCTGATCGACCATGTCGTCGACCGGGATGAAGTCGCGCCGACGCGGAATCTGGATCGGGTCAAACGTCTGTAGTGACGGGTCTTGTTGACCGGCCATTATTCGAGTCCTTGTTCGATCATGTCCATGTTCGCGTAGTCAGCGGCGGACGGGATTGAGAGAGCGGATGACGTTTGTGGAGACGGAGCAGGCGGGAGCTTGTCGTAATACTTCGAGTACGCGCTGCCTGCGTCAGCAGCGAGACCGCCGACGAGACCAAGCGTACTCGGGCCTTGCGGGGCACGCATGTTGGACGCCAGTGTGTTGTCCTGGCCTTCCGTCTGTAGCTGTTCGCCCTTCATCTGCGCCATGATCTCGGCATCAGACGCCTTGCGGTTGAACTGCACATTGGAGTTGTACATATCAGCACGGTTCGCGTAGTCACGCTGGATCGCGTCAACAGAGTTGCCGGTGACGCCACGAGCGGACGCGTTAGTCTGCGCCTGCGCTTGATCAGCACCCTGCTGCATGTTCTCAGCAGCGGTCTTCTGGTTCGCTTGCGCGTCGGTAGCGGAAATCTGACGCTGGCCTTGCGCGTACATCTGCTCAGTGTTGGCAGAGAGAGCCTGCGACTGAGACATGGCGTAGGCGGCGTTAGCCTTGCCCTGGGCAGACGCTTGTTGCTGCTGGCCAACGTACGTGGCTGCGGTGCTGGCTACGCTGATCGCTAGGCCGTATGCAGCCATCGCGGTTGCGGAAAATGCCATTAGTTAAGTACCTTGGTGTAGACGCGCTCAATCGGCGAGAAGCCGAGGCGCTCAAGTAGTGGACCTAGGTCGTGTTCAGGGGAGAGCTTCGTCTTCGTGACGATGCGCTGCACGCCGATGGCGCGAAGGCTTGTCTCCGAGAACTTCAACAGCGCCACGCCGGCCATACCCTTGCGGTACTCCGGGGCGAGGTAGAAGATGTCGGTCTCGGCCATCTGAAAGTCGTAGTGGAGGTTCCGCTGTCCGACGATGTACGCCGAGTAGCCGACGAGCTTGCCTTCATCACGCGCGGTGACGATGTGCAGGAAGCCAGCGGCCTCTAGCGTGGCGTACGCTGACCAATCGGGAGCGAGCGGAGTAGTCGCCTTGTTGAGTGCGATTTCCTCGTAGTGGCGCTGCAGTAGCGGAACGGCTTCGTCGATGACGGCACTGAAAGGTTCCACTTGGAACATCAGCTTTGACATATGTGTACTATCTCATAGAAGGGCATCTTCTCGACGCCGTATTCCTGATGAATGTTGATGAAGGAGAAGCCCATCCATCGCAGCCACTTGATGTGGACCGCGTTGCGAGCGTCGACGAAGTTGGTGAGAACAGGAAACTTCTTGTGCAGTTCAGCGAACATCTCGTGGTTCGCTTTGAGGAACTGGCGCGCGTGCTTATGCAGCCGTTCCGACGACACCATCCAGCACACGCCAGTGTCCTTAAGCGTGCCGTGAGGGACCACTCCGAATATCCCGAAGGGGCCTTCATCGTCACACATAGTCCACGCAGGTCCGTGCTTTATGCCGTCTGCTATGGCGACGTGCGCGAGTCTGCCGGATGCGGCTCGTAGCTCACGCAAGTCATCCTTGCGCAAGATCGGAGCCAGCACCCAAGCATCTCGCATCACCGCCGGTCGGTGATATGCGTTCATTACATCCGTTGTGAGGGCGTGTAGAACTTGCCTTGCCACTCGCACGCTTGCACGCGCGACGGCAGGTAGGTGTCGTTGACGAGGTCGATCTGGACCTGATCGTTACGTGCGAGGATCGGGAACGACCATCGCCCGGTTGGCGTAGCCACTGCACCGATGATGCAGTCAGCGAGACCAACCTCACGTCCGGTGAAGACGTACTCGTACGTGTCGCGCCCGGTAGGCGTGACCTCTGCGCGCAGATAGCCGGTGGCCTCGTAGACGACATACATCTTGTTCAGTTGCAGTCGGCTGTCTAGGTTGGCCACGACAGTGGTGAAGCCGCCGCCCTTGACGTACTCGCGCACGTACTGAGTGGAGAAGCGGTAGCGCCATGTGTACGGCCGGCCGATGAACACCGAGCCAGCAGAGAAGTCTCCAATGGCCGTTATCGTGGTCGTCGTGGGTTGCTGAGTGGTCAGCACCGTGCCCGTATCGCCGCCGAATGTAGAGCCTAGAACAACCTGCAGCGTGTTCGTCTCCGCGTACGGAAGCGTCCACGTCGTGGTGTTCGTGCCGGCGTTGTACGTGCCGGTAGGAGCGATGAGGCGGTCCAGGTTCACTTGGAACGTGAAGCCGGTGTCCTCTGCGCCAAGCTGCAGATCGAGGAACTCCAGGTACACGCCGTCCGCACGTTGGATCACCGCGTACATCTTGGTGGCGATGAAGTCCACGTTAAGGACCGTATCGGTGGACGGGAAGGTCCACTTAGACCACGCTGATTGCACCTTCTGGTCGCCCGAGAAGAACCACTTGTAGAAGTAGATGCTCGACGGATCGCCAGTCGTCAGCACGGCCATCGAGTAGTCGGTCGTGGACGTGGCGAGCTTGAAGATGCCAGAGGGGATGTACTGAGGAACGTGATCGGTGATCTCAGGTGCGTCAGCGGTCTGGTAGTTGTTCGCCAGCGAGCCGAGTTCACGGAGGCCGATGAAGCCACCACGATCAATCGCGAAGTAGACGACGCGGCCGGTGAAGATCGGATCGGCGCTATCGACGAGGTTCTCGAACGTGGTGAGTGGCGAGATGGATACCGTCGAAGGACTTAGCTGCGCGCCGCCGCTCGACATCTGGAACTGGCCGAGCTTCGAGAACAGCAGCAGCGTGCCGGCGAACGGGCAACTGGCCCATAGGATCGACACGCGCGCATCGAGACCGCCTACATCAATCGGGTCGGTGTCGATAAGCTGTGTGGCCGTCTGCTGCCAGAAGTTGAAGTAGCTGTCGTTCTCCGACCACACCGGATGCTCACCAGAGAGGACGCCGAAGCGGTTCTGGTAGAACATGAGGTTGTTGATCGTGTTGCCGACGAAGCTTGGCGTGGGGATCGAGTTCTCGTCGCCAGCGCCACGCACGTCCCAATCAACTTGCTGGAACGTGAACGTACCGTCCGCGTTACGAACGAGTTGATGCGGCATGGTAGAGGCATCGAAGGTCGTGTGGACGCCTGGGCCAGGGACTTCAACCCATTCACCGCCGGCAGCGCTCGCGCCTTGATACTGCACGTAGTAGCCGAGGTACGGGTTCAGGTTGTTGCCGGTGATCTTCACCACGAAGCCGTCGACCGCAGAGGCCGGAAGTGACGAGTAGTCACTCAGTGCATCTTTGACCGCGATGATCGCGGTGTCGCCTGCTGAACTGGACGACGTGATGGTGAAGTCGGTAGATGTGTTTTGGACGTACACAACGGAGCCAAACTGACCGACGCTCCAGCCGGCCCCTAAGGCGGTGCCTAGTGAGCCAGCGAGGTTGCCTGCGATAACCGTAGTGGGGATCGTTGTAGGATCGGTAGAGGACGTGGTGTACTGGACCGACGTGCCGTTGACTTGAATCTGGTACGTGGTGGCGTAGTCGCTCTCGCGCACATAGAACATCGCCTCGTGCGGGCGCGTTGACGTAACGGCACCAGTCATGGCGCAGGTGACGGTGCGGTTCGCAACGAACGTGAAGTCTGCAACCGTCATCGCCACGAAGTCATGCTTCGGGTTGCTGCTGGTTAGATAGCCGGTGCCAGAGGCGAACGTGACGGTCTTCTGCGTTCCATCGACGAGGCTCCAGACTTGCAGGTTGCCGTTCGTGATGATGACCGCGTAGAGTTCGGTGCCGTCGCGGTTGATCGTGTGGACGTAAGCGCCATTAAGCGAGCCACTTGAGAGCTTCGCTAGGTGACGGAAAGGCATCCGCTTAAGGACGCCCTTAACGGGGCTGGAGTAGGCGTTCTCCAGCAACTCGCACTGCGACGTAAGGCGCACTGCAGCGGGCTGCTGCGACACCCCGTTTACCATTGAGGGGATCGAGACGCTGATAACGGGCATGGGTTATCGGCGAAGGATCAGATTGTTGATGCTGTTGCGCCGATCAATCGTGCGGAACACGTCCCACGATCCGTAGAGGATGTTGTAGTCCTCGTCCTCGGCTTCCTTCTCGGCGAAGATGGCCTGCGCCTGGGCTTCGTCTTTCTCTTTGAAGCCGTTGAGGTCCGAGCTACCCATCGCCTCGTCGAGGAAGATGCGGGCTGAACGGATCGTGATGTAGTGGCGCGCGGTCGGCGGCATGTCCTCGAACGTGAGGATCGTGACCATGTTGAAGCGCACAGTCTTGCCGATCACGAACGTCTGGTTCTTGCGGTCGTACATCTTCCCGCCACGCCACGCTAAGTCCCACATACCAGCGTCGATAGGCGACACTGCGACGGACGCTGCGTTGAGAGGGATGTTGATGAAGCCGTCCGTATCAGGAGTGATCGGGTATTCGTAGTCGGTGTTGAACTTCCAGCCCGATGACTGCACTTCGCGGCTCACGCGAGTAAGAATATCGTAAGCCTTCGCAGCGTCACCGAGGGTGAGGTTCGTGACGGAGTTGATCGGGCTTTCGCCGATGGCTCCGAGGATCGTATTGACGGCCTCTAGTTCGGTCGTCGGTGTGGTGATGGTCAATGGACTGCCAGTTGTGAAAGAGACAAAATGGGAGGGCGCTCACTTAAGAGGCCCTCCCAAATCTGTTAGGCGTTACCAGCCAGCTTCGTACCGGCCGCAAAGCCGCCAGTGCCCGTCAAGAGCATCTGCAGAAGCATGTTGATGTTCGCGTTGTCGCCCTCGTATTGGCGGACGACACCATCCGTCCCGGTGAAGGTCACCGAGCCGTCGCCGTAGAAGTTCAGACCAGTGACGGTCGCGATGACCGCGCTTGCCGAGGTCTGAGCCTGCAGCTTGAAGGACGCGATAAGTGGAGAAGCGTTCAGCATATCTGCTGCACTCCTACCGCTTAGGCCTTCTTGAGTTCGACCGCCGCCTCAGGGCGAAGGACGCCGTAACCCGTCGCGTACTTGGCGACCATCAAGGTGCCCTGGTACTTGATCAGGTATTCGGACTCGACGCCGAGGTCCATCAACGTCAGCGCGCCAACCGCACCCTTGTGCCAAATCGGGCACACGGTGTTCGAGAAGTCGCCCTGGTAGGTGGACGGGCCAGTCGTCACGTTGGTCGACGGAACGAGGTTCGACTTAACGACCTCGACGCCACCGACCTTCGGAGCCTTGCCGTCAGCGTACGAACCCATCCCACCCCAATCCTTATTCAGGACTGCAGTCGTCTGCGCGAGCAGGTAATACTGCGCCGGCAGAAGGGCCGCGTAACGCTCATCATCGGGGTTGTTGTTCTGATCGAGAACTTCAGCCGCGTTGAAGATGCCCGACGCGAGAGCCGCACCGGAAGTCGCGAAGGCCGCGTTGGTAAGCTGCGTGCCGCCCGGATAGCCCGAGTCAGCGACGTTGGCCGAAGCACGCGCCGCGAGCAGAGTTATCTGCTGCAGGAACGAATCCTTCGTGCGCGCGAGCGCCTTGCCGAGTTCCGAGCTGTAGTAGCCGCGAACGTCGTAGTGGTTCATCGCCTCGTCGATGTTCGCGATGAACACGTCAGCCAGCGTCAGGCCGTCAATCGCGATGACCTTGGCGTTCTGGTTGATCTGGTTGCCGAGAATCTCGGTGCCAGGAGTATAGAGCGAAGCAGTCGTACGGCCGATAACCGGGAACTGCGCGCTCTTGCCTTCGCTGATCGTACGCGAGAGGACTTTGTCGCTCATGATCGTCGAAATCTCGTACGAGGCGAGGACTTCGCCAGAGAAGACTTCGAGGAACAGTGCCAGCGCATCGCCAGATTGATTGACCTGGGCAACGCGTGACGGAGTCATGGTAGTCATAGAGTTGGAGTCTCAATGCTTGTGGTGAGAGGGAATACGATCCGCTCGTCACGCAACGTCCCATCAGGTTCTCCCTCCTCGGAGGGGCAAGCTGTTCGGTAGCGTTAGTTGAGGTCTCGTTGTCGCCGCCTAGACAGGCAGCACGACACGTCTCACTTCATTGAGAGTGTGGGGCTTCCACCCACTCCCACTAAAGGATTAACGTCCATGAGTGTTCAGGACGTGCGCGGAGGGACGCGCTAGTGGACTATCGAGCAGCCTTGCGGTTGCCGAATAGATTCGAGCGAGCGACCTTGCCCTCCACGTCCTTGCGGAACGCTTTGTCGGTCTTGTATCGCTTGTCTTGCATATCGCGCGTCATCTCAGCGACGGAGCGATACACTTCGCCGGCATTGTTACCGCCGTTCTCGTGGGTCAGCAATGCAGGGTCTTTGCCTTGTGCGTCGGTGAAGCGCGAGTGAAGCCCCTGGATAGCGAACTTCGCGCCGGGAGACTTGAGCGCCTCGTTATATTCGGCGATCTCGTTAGGCTGCAGGTTCGCCTGCGCCCAGGTGATCATCGACTTGTAGTTGTCCGCGCCGCCTACTGTGCCCACAAGCTCAGCCGCTTGTGCGGAGCCACGGTTGCGCGAGCCCTCGATGTACGTGTCGACCACGTCCTTCGAGTAGCCCATCTCGGCGAGCTTCGTGTAGCTCTCGTCGGACAGCGCGCCCTTCTCGTTCAGTTCCGTTGTGAAGGGAACGAACTTGCCGGTCGGATCGTTCGCGACTGGATCGGCCGCAACGTCGGTCTTGTTGGCATCTGCAGGAGCAGTGACAGCAGGCTTCGTCTCGGGAGCAGCGGGCTTCGTCGAGAACTTCTTCTCAAGCTCAGCGTAGGACTTCGCAAGATCGTCGACCTTGACGGTGCCCTTCTCGGCATCCCAGAATTTCTCAGGGACGCTCTCAGGGCGCTGTGGCGCTTCAGGTGCCGGGGCTACGGGCGTAGTCGGCGGCGTGTTGAACGTAACGGTATCGACCATTAGTTCTTCACCATCACGGTACCACCAGGAAGCTTGATGACTTCCGGGTCGCGGCGCGCGGGCAGCGTTCCCTGCAGAATAGCGGGGGCGGCTTTCGTGACGACGGTCTGCGATTGGAACGCTTCCATCGCGGCCTTCAGACTGTTCTCAGATTCGACCACTGCTTCAATCGCGTCTGCGACTGTCGGGGTCGGCGTGGCGTTAGCCATTTGCACCTTGTTGGGGTTGTTGTTGCTGTTGGATAGCTGAAGTTTGGGCATTGCTCGCTAGATCGCCTACAGCCTTCACACCGTTAGGAACGGCGTTGGTGGCCATGTTGCGCATCATCTCTTGCTGTTGTTGCTGCTGCTGCTCTTGCTGCACCTGCGCATCCGACTTGATCAACCCGGTCGGGTCGATGTTAGTGGCAGAGGCAACACGCTTCGTCAGTTCGTCGCCGTTGACGCGCGCAGCAACCCATTGCGGGGTCATGTTCTGCGAGAGCGTCTGGAGGAACTGTTCGAGGCACGACAGATCGTTACCACGGCCGAGAGCTTCTAGGCCAGTGACGATAGTCGGTTTGACGAGCTTGTGCGGAAGGACAGGAAGTTCCTTCTTGCGTTCCATGTCGAGCATGAGACGCGTTACGAAGGGAAGTTGGAACTCGTGCGCGAGGATCGAGTAGAGGCCACCGAGAGTGGTCTCAAGCTCCTGCGCCATGTACCGAATCTCTTCGGCAGTGACGCGCTCACCATTACGCTGGACGGCGCTGTTGAGCAGGAAGCAGGCTTCGAGGCGCTGCTCGATGTTCTTCGCGGTGTTCGATGCGACGGCTAAGTCGCCACCCTTGTTCGCTTGGACGACTTCAACGTCTTCCTTACGACCGGCGCGCACGGCACCGTTCGGGGCTTCGGAGACTAGCTTGATCTTCGTGAGACCGTTCGGGTTCACGAGGACTAGGTACTTGGCCGAGGCGGCTGCGCCTTCGACCACGGCTTGCGCGAGGCCCTCAAGGGACTGAAGGTCGCCTTGATACTCCTCTACGAAGCCACGTCCGTAGTCTTCATTGTCGATCTTAGTCCACCGAATGGGAATCCACGGGCTCTTATCGAGCGGGTAGTTTCCCTCGGAACCGGGGATGATCTTGCCCTTGAGTTCCTGATAGACCTTCCAGTGGCGATCCTTGCGACAGATGTGCGTATAGAGAGCGAGTGAACGCTCACCACTTGTGCTGTCGGGTTGATCTGCTGGTGCTTGGCCTTCTTCGGCGTCCGAGTCGTTCTCCGCGTTGGTCTTATCGAACAGCTTCTTCACGGCGAGTGGGAGCGTATCCCACGACACCATGTCGCGTGCGATGATCTCCAACACTGTGCCGCTTGGATCGCGACGACAGACGAAGTTCTCGAGATTGTAGTAGCGAAGCCCGTCGTCAGGCTTCATGAAGATGAGGACATTGCCGGCGACAACCGCGTGCTTGAGAGCTTCCGCAATCGTCGGGCGCATGGCGCTCGTCTCGAACTTACGCATCACGTCGCGCTCTACTTGCGAGAGAGCAACGTCGATCTGCGCTTTGATGTCGACCTGATTTCCGTTCTGGTCGGTCTGACCGCCGGCCGCTTGCTTCAATGCGTACTCGGACACCGAGAGCTTGAAGAACGGAGCGTTCGGCTGGAACAACGTCAACAACAATCGTGCCGACAGGTTGTTCACGCCACGCGCACCTACGCCCTGGTAAGGCGTCGGCAGCAGTGTGGCTCCGGTGTGGCCTAGAGGCGGATAGAGCGACGGGATCGTGAGGCGTGAGGCTTCACGAGCGCGCAGCAGGAACGGCGTACGGGTCGTTTCGAGTTGAGAGTAACGAGCGCCAGCAGTTTTTTCAGCGGGCTTCATAGAGCCCTGCTTGTCTGCCATGTGGTGTTATCAGCCTTGCGGTATTGCGAGCCCTGAAGGCTGCACTGCGCCGCCGCCGCCCATTGGGAACGACGGAGTGATGTTGAGCGAGTTACCGAAGATACCTGCGCCTTGGCGCATTGCTGCAGTAGGACCAGATGATGCAGCCGTTGGGGCTGCTGGCCCGCTGCCAGGAGGCGCGGACGATTGAATGGTTGCGGCCGGTGTTTTGGGTGTGATGACTAAGCCGCCATTCACCCAAGTGGCGTTGTTCGCCGGGTTGAATGGACTACCGTAGTAGCCTGGAGCGGCACCGTCTGGTGCGGAACACACGCGCGTTACCCGTTAGGGATCGCGAGGCCGGATGCAGTCGGCATGCCGCCCATAGAGAAGGCGGGATTGATCGTAAGGCTGTTGGTGTTGTACGCGCCAGTGCCGCCGCTACCGGACGCGCCTGGAGCCACCTTCTTCTGAGCCGGCGCACCAATAGGAGCAGGCGGGGCGGCAGGAGGCGGTGGAGGCGGAGGTGGCTGTACGACGGCTGCAGGAGCCGGGGATGAACCCATGCACATGATAGATGTCAGGCTTTCTTGTTGAGAACGGTTGACTGCCCGCCCTCACGTTCTTGAAGAAGCCATCGGACCACTTCGCGCTTGCCGATCTCG